TGTGTAGTCGCTCCACATCAGGTCAGTGTCTTCGATGATGTATTGTCTCCGGTCGGCTCTCATCCTCTCAGCTCCTTGAGTGCGTCGTCGAGTGCCTCGATCGCCTCTGTGATGTTGGGCTCGTCTTCGAGCAGTAGATTGCGGGCTCGCCTGACGCTGTCCGCTATCGATACGTGGACCGCTTCGACCTGCTTCTCCAGGCTGGAGATGGTGTCGTAGATCTGCCTCATAGGTGTGTCGCTCATTGCTGCCTCCGAGACCAGTAGCAGGTGGACGCCCAGTCGTAGACATTGCGGCTCGGGTAGGGGCTGAACGGCCCCCACTTCAGATCGTAATTATCGTGCGAGCTGAGGATGTATTTTGAGAAGAAGAATGGAAATAGCATGATGTCGCTCCTTGCCCCCTTTCGGGGGCTGTGATGGTTAGCTTCGAGTGGTTCCCCATCCTGACCTCATCAGTCGGACCCACTCCTTGCGAGCCTCGCCGATAGTCATGATGTCCGACCTCCAGAAAAAGTCGTTAGAATCGCTGAACTCCACCAGCACCGCAGTGCGGCTCTTAGTGAACCGAACCGCAGCTCCATTATTGCGAAGAGTCCAGGGCGTGAAGTATCCGTTTGAGTTCGTCATCATGGTGTCGCTCCTTCGGGGTGGATGCCCCTGCTGACATCTACGATAGTATTACATGGGCACATGATAAGCAAACACAAATATACATATAGAGCGCAGTGCGTCGAATAGGCGCGATCGATCGGCTGTGATCGAGTGGCGCAAAATGCAGAAGAGCCCCCAGGCCGGTGAAGACTTGAGGGCTCAAGGTGCTGAGCTGCTGCCACAGATGAGCAGAGCTACCCTATCAGGGTCAGGTCTACCTGTACACCATGACAGGTCGGCTCTCGATGCTGAAGCCGTCGCCTATGTCCTTCCCGTCCTTCAGGGCTTGCAGGGCGGCTCGTCTGTCTGGCTTCGGCTCCTGCTCCCTCAGATAGGCTACAGGCCAGTCCAGAGGGCTCTCAGGCGCCACGAGAGCAGGTGAGGAGCGCATGTATCCGACACCCTTGATCGCCGTGCTCTCTCCAAGCTCAAGCCGGTCGAGCATTAGATCGAGCCCTGAAGCCTTCGTCCAGACCATCAGCGATTCGGCCCGCTTCCGCAGAGCTGTCGCCTTGTCTGCCTCGCGCTTCCAGTGCTCAGCTTCAGCGGATGCGCGGTGATAGACGGCTCTGAGAGCTTCGATCTTGTCTCCTGACGCATTCGCCCAGTGCTCAAGGATCACCTCGTCCTCGTCATCGAGAGCCCCCTCCCGGTCCATCATTCGATCGAGGATGCCGCGCGCTTCTTGGTGTAGTTGGATCGTGGTGCTCATGATGCCTCCCCCGTCCGCTTGCGAATGGCCTGCTCTATGTCTTCGGTGCGGTAGAAGTAGGGGGCGTTTCGCCTGTACTCCCTGACGTATACCTGGACCTCTCCGCTGCGGTAGAGGCCTCGGATGTAGTCGGGCCCCATGTCGAGCAGGTCTGCGGCCTCCTGCGTTGACACGTAGCTCGCCGAGTCCCAATGGCAGATCTTGATCGGGTCGTGCATCGGCCCCGACGGCGTCCGCATGTCCTCGGGCTCTACATCGATAGGCTCAAGAGACACCCTCGGGAGATTGACGACGGCGGGTCGAAAGTCTCGCGGAGCGCTCCCCATCATCTCCTCAAGGTTTGCCGTGAGCTTCTCGATGTGCGCCTTCGTCTCCTTGCGCGTGCGGTTCAGGTTCTTGAATGCTGCTGTGATCTCGTCCATCTGGACGTGTAGGCTGACGAGGGTATCGGCATTCGCTTTGATCTGTAAGTAGAAATCAATATGGCTTGTCATGGTGTCGCTCCTTAGAAGGGGATGTCTTCAAGTGGGTCATTGGTGATAGGTGCGGGGGCGTTGGGACCGTCGGCGACGACCTCCAGAGCCCGCACATCGAGGGAGTTAAAATACTTAACTTTGCCGTCCTTCGGGCTCGTCCATTCGCGCCCTCTCAGGTTGAACTCAAGAGACACAAGGTCTCCAGACTTGCAGTTGTCGAGCAGTCCGCAGAGGTCGTTAGTCACTTGGAATTTGACTAGCTGCGGATACTTGGAATTGTCCGCTATCTCGACGACGAACTCTCTGACTCTGAATCGCTCTGAGACCTTCCGGGTCTCCTCGATTAGGTAGATCGTGCCTTGGGTGGTGTTCATGGTGTGTCGCTCCTTAGATGGGCCTTCATAGCCTCTTTGATTGTCGCTCGAAGCTCTGGCGCCCCTATGGCGATGAGCACGAGCTGACGGATGAATTCTGACCGGGTGACGCCGAGCTTTCGGCACATCCCGTCGAGGCGGTAGGCCTCTGTATCGCTCAGAGTCGTAGACGCTCTGTGAGTCCTCACGCTGCACCCCCTCGAACCTGCGCGAGCTTCTCTTGCCCTGCCTTCGACGGGATGAACTTGGCGATCAAGCGCTCTACTCGCTCAGCCGGCAGAGTAGCGACATCGTCGCCGCCTCGACTGACCTCCCGCACCATCTGTGCGACCTCGTCAGGAGTAGGCTGGCCTGGAGCCGATAGAAGCGCCTCCACATACCTGTGGGGCCATCCGTTGTCCGCCGGAGGTGTAGGGCTCGCCTTCTTGGCTGCGGGCTGCCTCTGTGCCTTCTGGGGCTCCTTGTCGCCCATGCTCCATCGGGGGTGGTCCATGTCGTCTGTCGGATGGACACGGGGCGCGATGAGTAGGTCGCGGATGAGATAGCCTAGGCTCGATGTCCGGGCGCTGGCTACTGCCTTGTCCATCGGCTTGCCCTTGGCTTCGACGATAGGCCAGTCCATACGGATTTCCCTCGTCCCCTCGCTCTCGGCATGCTCAAGAATCCAGCAGGCGCGAAGGACGCCCCCCTCGATATTGAGCGCTGCCGGGTACAGGCTGAGCCCGTGAGTCTCGCCGATGACTGTCCACATAGCCATCATAGATTCGGCAGAGGTGTAGTCGAAGCGAGCAAAGTCGTTCCGGCTGTCCTTGTCGATCCTGTCTGCGCTCGCTTGAGCCGCAGCCAGCGCCGTGGCGAGGGTGGTCTTCTTCTTGGTTGTCATGGTGTCGCTCCGTTGATGTGCAGCCAATACGCTATGCGCGGGGCTGCGATGATGGCCGCAAGGATGGCAGCCGTAAAGATAGTACCCGCGATAGCCTCGCGGATGAGGTCATGATTTGCCCGCATCACGTCGTTTCCGCGTAGCTAATAAAGGTCTGAGGCTCTGGCTCTGGCTGTCCTGCCTCGGCTCGCCGCTTCTCCTCTCGCTTGAGCTGTGCGTACTCTGACGGGGTGAGCTTGACGCCGTAGTCGTGTACGATGCCGATTCCCATCTGAGAGGCCAGAGAGCGGTACCCCCGGCTCTGGTAGTCCTGCCGGCGTGTCACCTGCTGGTCAAGAGCCTCGAAGGCGTCTGCAAGCTCACGGAAGAGCCGCGAGATGTCCTGGTAAGGGTTCTTCATGCCTCACCCTTCTGAGCTGCGTCTACCTGCTTCTGGAAGCGGTGCAGCGTAGCGCCGCAGCGACAGCCGAGAGCGCTCCAGCCGCCATAAGTGACGACGCGACGGAGGCCGCAGCCGGGACACTTGACAGCGCACGCGCTGATACCGTTGACTGATGGATGAGGATGTCGGCCTGTGATGATGGCTCGATAGTGCATGTGTCGCTCCTCGCCCCCTTGCGGGGGCTGTGATGGTTAATTTTAATTATCCCCGATAGGCCGCTTGGAGAGCGCTTGCCGCTTCTGTCCGCGTCCAGCGACCACAGATTCCGTCCGTCAGCTCCACATCCACCACCCGGCCTTGACGGATTGAAAAGTAGATGTCTCCAGCTCGGGACTCGCGACCGTCCTCGATCTCGATGACCTGCGCCTGAAAACCGCCGTCTTTGTAGACTTTCATCCACACGCTGGCGATCCCGATGTCTACCATGCGACCATCCGGCTGCGGGGCCGAGGCCGTGACCGATCGGGTCTGCTTAGCAGCATCGACGCGACCAGTAGCACCGCAAGCGAAGCAGTCGCCGCCTGCGATGTGGCGAAAGGCGCGGATGTAGCCCTTTCCGAGGCACTTGTCACATGTGGTGGTTTGCGTGGTAGTCATGTCGCTCCTTTGGTGGGGTTGGTTTATCTCCCCGCCTCATGACCATAGCTTAATCCGTGCACAGCTAACGTGCGCCACTTTTGTATCATTTATTTATCTACTGAAGCGCAGTGCAGCGAATAGGAAAAGATCATATCTGCACCTATCGCCTTGATCGAGTGGCGCGCGCGGTGTTTTCGGGGGTGGTTCCAACTGTGATATGGTAACCAAACCACACCCAGTTGGAACCGCTACGCGGGCACATCTAATCAAGGAGCGACACATGCAGATCATAGGCATCGACCCAGGCAAGAAAGGGGGCGTCGTAGCCCTCGACATCACAGGCAGACCCACGGCTACAGAGTGGACAGCCGCCGACCATCCAGAGGAGGGCTACGTAGCTGGCAAGGCCTACAACGTCCGCAGGATGGTCCAGGTGCTCGAAGAGATAGCCGAGCGCGGAGAGGTCGCTCTCGTGGTCCTTGAGCGTCAACAGGCTCGCCCTATCGAAGGAAGATCGAGCTGTCTGACGACGGGATTCGGCTGGGGACTCTGGAGCGGCATCGTCCACGCGCTCCGTCTGCCTCTGCTCGATGTCTCGTCAGCTCGATGGACGCGGAGCATGTACGCAGGTCTCCAGGGTGAGGGGAAGGCGCGCTCTATAGCCCTCGTGGGCGCTCGGCTGCCAGAGCTTAGCCTCACCTGGGGTAGACGCCGCAAGCCGCACGACGGGCTCTCTGACGCGGGCTGTCTCGCCCTCTTCGGGCTGGCTCACGTCGGCCCTGTGGGGTAGACTTGCGCGGGGCGTCGAGGATGGGCGCTCTGCCCTTCAGGGCTGCCCCCGTTCGCCCCTGAGTCGCTCCGGGGGTGTTCGGGGGCTACCTGTATTTGCCGCCACATCCGCCACATCCGCCACACCGCCACACCGCCACACTCAGCGCGCGTCGTTACGACATACGACCAAAGGTGTTCAAGAAGCTCAAGGTGCTCAAGGTGCTCATCAATTCTGTATGAGCACCTTGACGCGGGCGGCTATCTCGCCTGAAAGAATCTCACAGCGTCGTCAAGCTTCCGGTCCATGTCTCGGAATAGCCGGTCTCGCTCGGTATTGTAGGTCTCTACGACTCTATCGTAGCGAGCGCGGATCTCCGTTTCCCTGTCTTCGTACTTGTTAACCATCGCCACCAGCTGACGCTCCCAGCCCTTGATCATCTCCGTGGTGCGCTCGTCGTGCTCCTTGCGCTGTGCGTCCATGGCTGCGGCTTGAGAATCCATCTTCTGATTCATGTGGTAGGACTGCGCCAGCAGCAGCGGCACGAGGCCGATCGCGTCGATGTGCTCCATAATCATCGACAGGTCCACGACTATCCCTCCTCGCTGCTCTCGGGCTCCTCTGTGGCCTCTGTAGCGCTCTCTGGCTCTTCTGAGGCCTCTGCCTCAGGCTCTGCGTCTGCGTCGCCTTCAGCGTCATCCTCGGCGCTCTCAGGCTCGATGCCTGCTGCCTCTTCGAGAGCTGCTATCCGCGACTCCATGTCCATTAGCTGAGCGCCACCCACGCAGAGCGAGCCCACGAGAGCCACTAGTGCGCCTTTCACTTTATTGTCCATCGTCGTCTCCATCCTTCGACACGAGGTCGATCAATAGTTCTGCCACGCCCATCAGGAGCCGCCGCTCTGCGGCCTCCGTTAGTCCTGGAATGTCGATCGCTTTGTTCACGATCCCCACTACGAAGGCCTTCTGAGCTTCTTCGTCTCCGGTGTGAAGCTCCCGGGCGAGCGCTACGGCTCGCGTAATGACCCGACGTCTGCGGGCTCGTCTCTGTTCTCTGGTGAGCTTCATAGCTGCGCCTCGTCGAGTAGGGTGTAAGTGAAGGTGTCCCATCCGGGATTGTGGGAGATCTGCGCGTCGCACAGCTTGATTAAGTGCGCCATATCGTCGGGGTGTAGCACCTGACAGCCTGCTGACCACTTCCCGACTCGATCGCTCCGCCCGCCTCGGTGGATGTTCAGATAAGCGACCCCAGTGCGAAGCGTCGACGGGTCCAGGTCCAGCTCTCCGTCTCTGTCATTGTCTCGGTAGTACTTCACCGGACGATGCTGTCGAAGAGCCTCAGTCCCTTTGTGGAGCCCTCGCTTATAGGCTCCTCGGTACTGGCCTGGGGCCATGATGGCGCACCCCTCCGACGGTCGCATAGGATGAGAGAGGAAGTAGGCCCCGGGTGACGTTGTGCAAGCGGCGCTCCATTGTCGCCAGTGTCCGCCCTCCTTCCATATGACGTGCATATCGTCCAGGTATAGGTCTGGCTTGCGGTGGGTCTCCTTCGAGCGCACGGCGACAATGTTCAGATCGAAGTCTCGCGGACCGTCGAAGACGGCATAGCCGAGAGCCTGGACAGATCGAAGTATCGGCGGAAGATAGCTCACACGCTCACCAGCAGCTGAAGACCATAGGAGATGAGGGCAACCATACCCATGGCGGCGGCTACCTTCAGGTCGAGGCGCTGTAGCCGGTGCTCCATCTTGTCGAGGCGGATCGACTGGAGCTCCACTTGAGTCTCGCGGGCGGCTGAGCGTTCATCGAGGCGAGCCATGCAGACCTTAATCTCTCCGACGTCGCGCCTGATACCGTTCGTAACAGCCCACACTTTATCGATCTGCGCCTCAGACACGATCAACCCTCAGAGGCTACGATCGCAGCGTCGACGATAGACGACAGCTCTGCTCTCATGTCAGAGTTTCGATCGACATCTGCCCGTCGCTCGTCAGGGATGAAGACCTCGATCATGCGGCCCGGCATCCGGGGCGTGTCTCCGTCTTCGAGAAAGTGCGTGTATTCGGTCACGCGAACGCTTGAGATATATGCGAGATCAGCCATCAGTAGTAAACCTCCACAACCAACCGCTCCCAGGTCACAGCCTGAGAGCCTGAGGTCGCTCCAGCATTGCACCACAGCGAGACATAGGGGCCATCGTAGGCCGATCCGTCTGCTCTGTAGTAGGCCTTGTCCGAGGTGTGTCCGTTGAACCCGGCAGCAGTGACCTGTGATCGAAACGTGTCCACGTTGGTCGATCCGTTCTTAATGATCGTGTCCCCGTCGTGACCTCTACACAGCCATAGCCCCTGCCCTCCGTCTTCGATGACGATCACGCCGGTCGTCGAGCCCGCAGAGTCAGGGGCTACGAGTCCGGTTGTCTCCATGCCTGAGCCTGTAGATCCCCACGTCCCTTTGATAGCCTGGGCTCCATACTTAAAGGTAGGGGTCGAAGCGTTATTGGCGTCATAGATGGCGACGGCGTGCGGGTTCTTCGGGTTCGCGTTGTTCACATAGAATCCCGTCACACCCACACCGATATAATCTCCATTATTTGAAGTCGTTAGCGAACTGAAGCTGGCTGAGGCCCGTATTCTAGGCCACCTTCCATCTCTGTCTCGCTGGAAATACGGCACCTTGATGGTGAGCCTGTTCTTTCCAGCGGTGCCGCCGCCGAAGTCGACCACCATTCCGGTGTCATCGGTCTGCGTCCAACTATTGTCCGAAGTGTTCCGCACATAGCAGTGATACTGGTTGCCATTGAGCACCGTTAACGATCCGGCGTTCTCCGTGAGGGCGCCCGCATCCCAGCAATTGCCCTTGAAGTCCAGGTCCATCACGGTATGCCAGCGCGACATCCGATCGGGACGAATGCCCCGGAAGCCAACTAGGTGCTGAGTTCGTTCGCGTCTTCCCATCAGTAATCGATCCGATTGACGAAACCGTAGATTGTAACTACGTTTGCGGCTGACGCGAATGCCTTGATATGCAGACCGTTCTGGAGCAGAAGGCCGGGAAGAACCTGCATCAGGCCCTCCTCTGGGGGGAGAGTTACCTCGATCGTATTGTCGGGAGCAGTCACCCCGCCTACCTCCAGAGTCAGCTTCACCCCTGCTGTTGAGCTGTTATGGGCAAACAGCCAGCACTCATCGATGTCAGTGGTTCCAGCCACAGCGGTGTGGATGAGATAGCCCGCGTCGGTATTGCCCGAGGTAGCGGTGTCGGTGAGCTTGATCCCCAAGCCGGTAGTGCTACCGCTTAGGATGACTTTGGTGATTGCTGCCATGGTATTCCTCTAGCTGAAGACTTGCATAGCGAGGATCTCGCCTGCTTGATCTGGAGTGCTTCTAACGCCGCCGCTCACAAAGCCGGTAGCCGAGGCTCCGACGTCGAGGTTCAGAACTCCACTTGACGCACTGAAGCCCGTTCCAGCTATTGCCGAAACAAGGTCCGCGATCGACTCTTTCCGGCTGGCGTTGCTGTCGTTCGCGTCGATGATCCCGAGACTGTCGGCAGCCACATCCACGGTCGCAGCGCTCAGCCCGTTGAGGTCGGTGCTCCCGCCCCCTGACGCCTCAGCCCATGCGATGTCTGTCCCGTCTGAGGTCAGCACATAGTTGTTCGAGCCGATGCCGAGGAGAGCAGGATTGCCACTCGCGTTCCCGATGATGATGGACCCACGAGTAATCCCCGCCATCTTCGCCAGCGTGACTTGATCGTCGGCAATGTGAGCAGTGTCGATAGAGCCGTCGACGTAGTGCTCAGAGTTAATCGAATCATCTGCGATCTTGTCACCGTTGATCGAGTCGTTCGCGACGTAGGCTTGAGCGATCGCGGTACCCTGCCAGACACCGGTGCTGATCGTGCCGACCGAAGTGATCGAATCTACCGAGAGCACGCCGCTCGAAGCCGATAGCCCTGAGCCCGCCTGGAAGGCGCTGAGAGCCGTGATGGTCGTCCGCTGCTCTGTAGACCCGTCTGAGTCCAAGGTCGCGAAGCTATCGGTCGCTGTGGGCGTCACAGCGCTCAGCTCTGACAGATCAAGCGTTAGCGTCAGGGCTCCGCTCGATCCTCCACCAGAGAGGCCTACACCAGCGGTGACGCCCGTGACGTCTCCAGTCGTGGGAGCCTCACCGACGAACTTCGACCCGTCCCAGGTCAGCACATCGCCCGACGACATCGAGTCTTGGCCGATCTTAGTCACATGCCCAGAGCCGTCGAAGGTGATCGCAGCCGTGCCGCCTGCCTCCTTGAGCGAGCCACCATCGTCGAGAATGATGTCTCCCGTGACCAGCACATCCCCGTCGACGTCGAGCGTCTTCGAGGGGCTATCTGTGCCGATGCCGACCCGGTTATTCGTCTCGTCGACGATGATCGTATCGCCGTCAACAGTCAGATCAGTAAATACAGTACTCCCGCTCCAGCGATATCCAGCCATCAGGAAGCCCCAGCTTCAAGGATCACGGTGACAGTGCACGTGCCAGACTGGGCCGCGATGAAGATCGATTTTGTATACTCAAGGCCCGGGATCACAGGCTTACTCTCAGGGCCCCTGATGACGAACGGGACGCCGCTATCCTGCGGAATGGCTGCCTTGTGAGTACCCACAGAACCGCCGTCTGCGGGCGTCTCTGAGCTGGGCATGGTAACCCATGCGGCTTTCGAGCTAACCACGAGCACCCGGCACACCCACCGGGGCAAAAGAATCTGTGTCCAGGTCGTTCCGACGCTGGCCTTGGTGTGCACATAGGGCACCTTGATTACAGCGCTTAGATCTTCAGCCATGAGGGGGCCTCCTTGGTCGGGATATTATCAGAGTGGGTCTATCGCGGCGAGGTCTAATGTCACACGACCGCCCAAGAAGTCAGTCGCGACCTTCAGCACCATGCACGGCTGGTTAGAGTAGCCGCTCCGCGTGGCATCGATTCGGCCACCCTTGAGAGCTTCCGTCGAGAGGTAGACCATATCGGCAGGCGCGAGCCCCGCAAGGCGCAAGCCTGCACACTGTAGGGTGACAACCTCGGCGATGTTAGGCCCCCAGAGGCCGACCCTTGACTTGATCTCGTTTGCGATCGCGGTCTGGTTCTGGTAGATCTTATCCCCTGCCAAGTAGCTCACAGTATCAGCTACCGGGACCGTTTCTGGCACAGCATAGGACGTCTTGCTGCTGACGGAAGGCCCAGTGTGAGCACCCGCAAACACCTCCGATTGCTGATACTCCGCCTGCATGTCTGGATGATATGCGCTCCAGCTCATCACGTCCTCGATATCGTCGTCTGAGATGTGGTAGCCAGACCAGAAGAGCCGCTTCGATGGATCCTGGATGGCTCGCATAGTGATCAAGCCCTGGCGCTGTACCGGAATTATCCCCAGGCTTTTGAACCACGACCAGAGCCACGTCCAGCTATTAGTAACCTCTGACGACTGGACGTATTCGAGCACATAGCTTCCGCTTGCAAGGGCGCCCGTCAATACGGTCTGGATGTTGATAACGTCAGCCACGTCGATCAAGTCGATAGGAAGCCCATAGCCCCACGAGTCTGGATACTTGTCGTATAGAGACGAGGTTCCCGAGGCGCTGATCAACATCCGCAGAAGGATCACGCGTGGATCCCCCTCTAGATATGCGGCATTGTAGACAGCCATACCCGCCGTTAGGTTGCGCTGAGTCGTGCCAAACTTGTTCGCGGTAGATATTCCCTGAACCTGATTTCCGGCTACCGTGTCATAGAGCAGGACGAACGGTTCATTAGTCCCGTCATCAGCCACGAGAGCGCCTGTAGTGCCGGCACCGCTGAGCTTCTCAAGGATCGAGGCGTCCGTGAGGTCGAGGGTCGTACTACTGTTGGCGGTGAAGTGGGGACTTCCCGAGCCCGACACTGTAGTCAAGTACGAAATGCCGCTGCCCACGTTGTAGAAGACGTTATTTTGATTCGACCTGAATGAGGCGCCGAAGCTCAGCCGAGAGGACAGGAGAGATGTCCCGTCCCAGAGGACAAGGCTCCACGATGGCGCCCTTCCAGAGATGTTATTGACGGTGCCGACGAAGATGGGCTCGAACTCTCCGAGCGTGTAGCCAGGGAACCCCATCTTGACGACGCAGATCGCCCCCCTCCTTGCTGAGTGCGCGAGGTTAGATATCGAGTCGGCCACGATCTCCACTGAGCACGTGCCGTGCGTATACCTCCAGTCCTTCGGGCTCAGAGAGCTTCCAGATATCTGGACATTGATCCCGATGGCTTCGGGCACTCCGTAGCCAGGAGCAGAGCACAAGAAGAACTCTCGGCCAGATGTACCGATGTCGTCCATCACATGAAGCAAGACTATAGGAGCCGACGCGCCTGCCGACATGTCGCGGCTAAATTGATCCGACCACGTCATCAGCTGAACCGGCTGCCGGGTGTCCGCAGTCCGTCGAAGGGCGCCGCTATATATGCGTCGTTCATTGTGGAGATAGACTCGTCTCTAATCTGCTGCAAAGAGTGACCAAGCTCCGGCGCCTCTGCGTCTGTGCTCCTCAGCAGATAGCCGCCGGTATGGATAGCAGACAGCGTCCCCCAGTCCTCGTCAAGAGTCAGATCGAGCGTGTAGCTGATTCGATGATTCGTCTCCACGATCGCATCGTCTATGCTGGTCTCCGGGAGCACTAGGCACGGATAGAAGTCCCGATGTCTTACGACCACGGTGTCCGCCCGATAGGAGTAGATAAGCGGATCTGATGTAATATTCACCGACGTGGCAGACGCTGCAAGGGCTCCAGATAGAGCGCGGTTCTCCTTGAGTCCTTCAAGGGGAGCGCTGGCTATCACGATCTCCTCTCCGCTTCCCAGAGACGCAGACCCGGACCAGCGAGTAAAGCGGTTCCCCTTCGTCTTCAGAACTGTTGATCCCCTGCTCGGCTCTCTAGCCATTGAGTCGATAAACCCGGCCCAGCTCTTATCGTGGTCAAGACTGAAGCCGACAGGCCCGCCTGCCTTGAGGTGAGCAACCAAGCTCTCCAGGTCGCGCCTTAGCGCCTCGTTGGTGAAGTTCTCCAGGATGAGTCGGATCTGAAGCCTCGAAGCGCCCAGAGTGCGGTAGAGGCGACCAGAGCGGCTATATGCGTCTGAGGCATCGCGGATCTGCGTGATCTGAAGGTCGGACAGCGACTCGCCGAAGTCGATACGCTCCAGGCTCCGCAGCGGGTCAGGGTACCAATAGATCGAAGGATTGCCCATCTCAGCCCCCAGCAAATGCCGCAGTCGTGCGACCATACGTGCCGACTACTCTGTCAATCTCTCGCACAAGGCGCGGTATCACGTCTCGGTCCATTACGGCCGTCGAGATGTTGACCGTGATTCCAGAGCCGCCCATTCTATGCTGCTGGTCTTGTGCAGCCCGCCCGCCCGCTTGGATAATCGACTCTCCTCGATGGATTAGAGCCATCCCCGTTTTTGCCACCTTAGCGTTTCCACTGGCGAAGCTCCACCCGTCTCTGTCTCTGTCTTTTCGGTTGTCCCTTTCGTTAAGGCCCAGCCTCGCAATATCGGTCCAGAACCCGGTACCGCTCCGCCTAACGTCCTCAACAGACTGAACGTCGGAGGTTAGGATCGACTTGATAGCCGAGATTAAGCCCTTTACCCCTTCCCAGACTCCCAAGGCAATTACTCTTGCCAGCTCGCCCGACAGAATAAACTCGCCGAACGTGAATAGAGCATCGATAAGGATGCCCGGAAGCTCCCCTATAAGGGTCTGAATTACATGCGGAAGAGCCTTGACTATGACCTTGAATCCGTTGTCTAAATTCTTGGCGAAGTCCTTCGCGTTTTTCTTGATCTCCTTAACCGTCATCTGTCCAATTTCGGCTATTGCGCCGAGTGCCGATATGACCGCGCCAACCATAGGAGAAGCCCCAGCCGCTGACGCGATTCCACCCGCAGCCCCGGCTACATCTCCGCCCGCAAGGCTCTGCATCGTAGACGCACCCAGATAAATACCATCGGCGACACCTTGAGAAATAGAGCTTCTAATATCGGTTAGGCTCTGCTCATCTACTGATGCCTGAATCTCCATCCGGCTTGATCTTAGCTCTTGTTCTGCTTCCAATATTGCAGCCTTGAGCGACTCGATAAACGGGTCGACCTCTACCGCAAACGCCTCCGCGCCTATGATCTTGAGTCGATCCTGAGTGATGAGCATCTCTGCGAGAAGCTCGCGCATGCTTTGCAGGTTCTCGATCTCCTCTTCAGCCCCGGCAAGCCAGCCTGTCTCGCTGTCTCTGGCAAGCCGCTTATAGCTGGCGGCGATATCTGCGATCACCGACACCGGATCATCATCCAATAGAAGCTGCTGGACTTGAGACAGGGGACTGACGGCGGCCTCAGCTTCGCCCACTAGAGATGTCATCGCTCCGACGACCTTCAAGATCTGCGCCGTTTCGAACTCGCTCAGGCCTTCCGACAAGTCCGCAAGAGCGCCAGACGTTAGCCCGTACATAGCCGCCGTCAGCTCGTCCACTTGAAAGCTTGCGACTAAGCCCTGCCCAGAACTTTGCGCAAGACTCTGCGCGAATGCTGTATTTGCAAGAGTCAGCGCTTCAAGCTGTTTGCGAGCCAGCGCTAACTCGTCTGCCATCTCTCCCGCTGAGCTACCAGCCTCTCCGGCTGATTTGCCTGACTTCTTTTGAAGCTTGTCAAGCTCAGCGAGGAGGTCGGCGTCTGCCTTGACTTCTTGGCCGAGCAGGTTGAGACCCTTCTGAAAGTCTGCAGCCCCGTCGACAGCGTCCTTGATGAAGTCTCCGCTGAGCACTGACACGATTTCCCCGCCATAGCGGGCCATCTCTGCCTGCGCCTCCTTGGCTGCCTTGTTTGACTTCTCAAGCTCACCCTGGATCAAGAGCTGCATCGAGTAGATGCCTTTCGCCACAGCCATGAAGAGGCCGACCGTGAACTCCTTGATATTGACGAGAAGCGTTCCCAGACCCTTCGCGAGACCCACGACAATAGAGAGGCCTGTAGCGAAGCCGCCACCACCTAAGAAGGCCTCAAAGGCTGCGCGCTTGATCTTGTCCAGCACAAGCTCATACAGTGCAAGGCCTCGCTGCGCCTGTGACGCGCTCTCTGCGCTCTCACCTATCCGCAAGCCCATCTCGTCTAACGTCTTGCCAGCCTGCCCGAACTGCATCTGCATGGCCTTGGCTAGATCTTTCGATGACATGCCGAAGGCATCATTCATCAGGCGCGCCTGCTGGGCCTTGTCCTTAACTCCGCTAATCGACTTCATCACAGCCTGAAAGGCTTCGTCCGTGTCCTCGAACTGATTCGCGTCGAAGCCCAGCTCATTCATGGCGTCAGACAAAGGGCCGACGTCCTCTCTGGCGTCTGCGAGATTGCGGGCAAAAGTGACGAGCCCGCGCTCCATTCCCTGGATGCTGACGCCTGTGCCCTTCGCCATCAGCTGGAGGTTCTCTAAGCTCTCGACCGCGAGACCTGTGGAGACGGACATGTCTGTGATTAGGTTGACCTTGTCGGCTACCTCTTGACCCATCTGGATCATGGCACGAGTCATAGCGACCGCAGCCACTCCGACCGCAGCCATACCAAGACTAACCTTTGTGGCTGACGTTGTGAGCTTGCTGAATTTAGTGTCAGCAGAGCCCGCAGCGTCGCCGGTCTTCTTCAGTTCTGGGCTCGCCTTGTCGTCGAGCTTGAGCACCATCCGAATGATATTAGACGCCATCAGATGTCCCCAACGTTGATCACAGGCACGGGCGCAGGGACCATCGATCCCTTGCTATGCCTCTGGAGCCGCTTGACTTGATCGGCCTGATGTGCGTCCGCATGCTGGACACAGACGACACAGAGGCTCAGCTCATAGGGGTCCATGTCGAGCACCTCACCGGGCGTCCGATTGTAGCGCCGCGCGATCCTGTCAACCAGAAGCACGAGATTCGGTTCCCTCGCGAAACGTGGCGACGGATTCGATCTCCGCCTCCAATCCTTCGCGGGAGTGGCTCTGGACAGCCATAGACAGACTCTGGCGCACTGACCACGGCAGAGTATCCACCATGAGGACGGAAGCCTCTGGGTCGGCTTCTCGCTCGTTCATGGTAAAGCGAATGGGCTCCCAGGTATCCCCGTCCTCGCTGGCCTCGATGACGCCCGCACACACGAGAGCGTCGAGGCTGTCGCTCATCTTCGCCTGCTGCACATCTGTCATCGCTGCCATCTTGTGGGCCCAATTGCTGGTTAGCTGTCGCTCCATCTCTGAAGCGTCAGCGCCGTCCTTCATGACGTCCGCGAGGTCCTCGGGCGCAAACTGGATCATAGTAGCAAGACCGGCCCGCAGGACGTCGCGGGACCGGACACGCTTGATCTTCCAATGCAGGCCACCGGCTTCGATGACCTTTGATGCGCTCTTGCTGATTAGCTTAACTACACTCATGATGTCGCTCCTTATGTGTGATCAGTTGCCAGTGTTCGAGCTGTTGCCGTTGACCACGGTGACCTTGAGGCCCTCGTTTGTGCCGTCGCTCTCTGCCATGAACTGGCCCGACAGTGATACCACGCCCGCATCACTGATGCTATCGTCGCAGGTCGCGAGGTAGGCATTCTCAATCAAGAACGTGATGCTGCGGTTTGACACTGTGGGGTGACTAAAGGCGATAGTGACGTCTCCCTGAGTGCCGGCCAGCTGTGCGGCGTAGAGGGTGTCCACGGCTTCGAGTTCGACGTCGAGCGTGACGGACATGAAGTCAGACCGCACGGGCTCTTTGGTCTCAGCGGAGCCGAGGAGCTGACGTCGATCGAGGCTGTTAGAGATCGTGAGAGTCATGCTACTCAGGTCGTAGTTCACCGAATTGAAGTTCAACTGCCCCGCGTGACTGTGTAGGACGAGAAGCTCCTCGGCTGCATAGCTCGGCGTTCCTGCGCTACCTCGTGCGGCTGCGGTCTGGCCGATGAAGTCAAGGTCCAGCATCATCGCATCGCCTGCGCTGACGGAGAAGGTAGCGCTGTTGATCTTGCAGCCCTCGAATACCTCAGACTTGGTAGAGGTGCCGCGCACCACCTCGACACTCAGGCCGGTCGGCTGAGAGGCTGCGAGGGTGTAGACGTGTGTATAAGGGTCTGAGCCAGACGGAGCGGCGGCGGTGCCCATCGCATGCTTGAAGAAGAGACCCATCGATCCATAGTTGCAGACCAGAGATGCCGATCCGTCTGTAGCGTCCTCGCTGACGAAGTGGCCCCGGCGCATAGCGCTCCCAGCGTCGCTCTTGAGGTCGGGTCGTGGGACCTGTGTGACCTTCCGATAGAGCGAGACATTGGCAAGCGGTCGCCAGTTGGTCCGTGAGACGGCCGTGCCCCAGGTCGATTCCTCGCCGAAGCCGATTGAGCTATTGATTCCACGATATACAGCCATAACGGCCCCCTATGATTCGTCGAGATCTTGCACGTCCACGATGGCGCGTGCCTGGATTACTCGCTGTTTAGATGTGCCGATGGTCACGGCGAGAGTGTAGTCAGTGCCGGACGATCCGGCCTTGATTCGGACCTTGATCCAGCCTGGATCGCTGATGGTCGTAAGAGACTCGTCATAGCGGGCCGCGTCATCGCTGCCGCCCGATAGAGACTGGACGGTAGCCCATGCGATCTCTTCGTATCGGTTCGAGTCATTGAAGCTGTTAGCCTGCCTCTGGAGCATCGATCGACAGTCAAGCCAGACGTCGATCTGACCCGAGCTTGACTTAGTGACCTTCTGCTGTGCGATGGTCTCTCCAGGCCTGAAGGGCGCCACAAGGACGCGAGGGATTCCAGGCTCTGCAAGCTCGATCGTGCCAGTCTTGGCGCTCGATATCGTAGGGCTCGTGCTGCCGTCTGTCGTCGACGTGTTGCCAAAATACATGAAGATTACGACCGTGCCGTCACTGCTGCCCGCTGCGATCCCGTCGATGTCGAAGCGTGCTGTCTTAGTGCTGCTATTCCATGTGTGCCGATTGTACGCGCACGCCGTGACACCGTCTGCCTGCGTAAAGCGGATGTCAAACCCATCGGCACGGGTGTTATCCCAGAACAGCTCTACCTCTGCGCCAAAACTCACAGTCGCATCGATGGTAGAGGCCCCGCTCAGATTGTTTACCGAGACAGGCAGCCGATAGTTCCAGCTTGAATTGTACCAGCTCACGACCCGCTCCCGGAGTTCTGACGATATTTCACGGTCAACGATACCACGGCGATCCCCAGCGACGGACGACCGATCTGCGCTCCGTCTGTGCTCGTCATGCTCAGCTCTAAGTCGTCGCACTTGTCGACGCCCGAGACCGTCAGGCTGCGGTCAGCTTCGAGCGCTACCTTGAGGTCAGCCAATAGATCCCACGTCCGCAGATGTAGCTCCTCGGGGCTGTCGTCCGTGCCCGCCACATAGCCCACGACCATCACTTGCATGGTGCGCGAGTACATGGTCAGAGGCGTCGTGCCTGCTATCTGTGACGCCGTGTCCGTGTCGCAGTAGACATAAACGCAGGGCACGCGGACAGGGTTCATCTGTGACCCGATGATCACCTGATCTGACCCGCTGAGATTGTAGTTATAAGACCCGGTCCCGTTGATGCCTTGAATGTCGGCCTTGATCTTCGTCAGTATCGATCGCGCTCTTGAGCCCATCACATCCCCACGATCGAGAGCTTCACAATCTTGCGGAGGTCGTCAGGCATGCGCTGACTAACAGCCTTGAGTCCTGGCCTCAGATATGGGCGAGCCGGGATATCGACTTTGGACTTTAAGATAAACCACGTCTTCATAGTGGACTGATTAATCAGCCTTACACCTTTCTCATCCGCCCTCAAGAATAGCTGACCCCTAAAGTCAAGCGGGGACGGTGCCTTGGATACTCTCGCGGCTGTCTTGGCTGGCCCCTGGGGGATGGCGAGCATCCGACCTTTGGCCCTTATCTCCCCTCCGAACTCGTGGATCTTTGCATAGCGTATGGGCTGGCCGCGCTTATCAAGCCCTCCAGCCCTGACGAATAGGCCGATCCCTTCTGCCTTCGCAAGAGACCCCCCAGCTATCGACCCAAAGAGCGAGCCGCTACGAATACGCAAGCCTGAACGTATGTATGCGTGCTTGGCCTGGGTCTCCACATCGGTCTTCAGCGCCTCCATAAGTCCGCGCAAGCGCTTCTCCAGGCCGGTGGCGCCCTCCTTCTTGAGGTCGTCGCTGAACTGTTGCAGTGTGCGGGACTTAGCCAATGAAGCCCCCGATCTCACCCGCGAATCGATACGGGCTCAGAGCTGCCTTCACAGCCGGCAAGAGTGCGAGGTCTGCCACAGCCACAGAGCCGCCCTGCTGGCTGACGTTAGAGAAGCCGATATTGTCCCGGTTGCGGTACCAGTGCGAGACCTGGACCCCGCACGCGTGGACGATGGCGTCTGGGATCGAAGTGAAGCCCGCAGTATAGGTCACCTTGACAGAGCGGAAGCCCTTGTCAAATGCGCCCTGACTGGAATCGGTGCCGAGGATGAGCAGGCCTAAGTCGCTGTCGAGCGTGTAGTCGGAAGCCGCGACAAGCGTGGAGGCTGCATAGAGGCGCTCGACGTCTACATAGACACTCGTGATCGTGTTCGCTGGGATGATGCGGAGCTGAAGCACTCCCGTGCCGTCACCGTCGAAGTAATGCGTGTATGTATTGTTCTCGAAGGTCGACAGGTTCGAGTTGGTAGGAAACCCGCAGTAGCTGCTACCGATGCGGTCAAAGCGCAGGATGAAGGCGTCTAATAGGCTGTCCTCGGTTGTCCCGGTGATCACCCTTAGGTACTGCTTCATCTGTGCCGCTGTCGCTATCGCCATCGGTCGTTTCTTCGTCTTCGAGGTTAGAGCGCCTGAGAGGCGCCAGGATGGCCCGGTGGACCTTAGGGGCAGGTATCCCACCTGCGAGGGGGGTGGAGGCCCCCAGAGCCGACACAGGCCGGTCCTGGGGGCGTTCCTTCATTAGCTCACGATGGCCTGAAGGGAGACCGTCACAGTCCCCTTTACAGCCTTACCGCTTCCCGACTTGGCAACGTGCAAGTGGATCGTGTCCCCTTGCCCGAAGACCGCCGAAGCTCCTGCTGTCGCATTGGTCAGCGCTTGCGCGGTGCCTGCGGTCAGTGCTCCGTCGTCGGTCGCAAAGCTCGAAACCGTAGTGGCTCCTTGCTTCAGTGCGATCGTCGCGTAATCGGTTCCGTTGGTTGCCACAGTCGTGCTCACGTTGATGTAAGCCTTCTTGAGCATCCACTCGCCGGCACATGGCACGGTCAGGTAGTGGTTCTCGGCAGTGCCCGCAGTCCCCTGCGTTAGCTGCTCCATCATCACAATTGTCTCTTGTACTGACATGGTAGTTAATTCCTTTAGCTATTAGCTGGAGAGGTTGTACTCGTAGATGACGTCTTTGACGGTCGCAGAGCTGGACACAGCCTTGAAGGTTCCCCGCCAAGTCGTGATAATGGAGGTTATACCTCGTGTTGCGTCGCGCGAAAGTTCCACGCGCTGCCCACGTCGGGTGAACATCTTGTGCCTTGACGCATTGAAGATGAGTGCACCAGTCGTCGAGCCGCTTCCGGTATAGAGGCCGGTGGCTGCGAGGTCTGCTGTGAGCATGTCGCTGAGGACTACTCTGGCTCCCCCGAGCTTGGCGATCTCTCCATTGAGCACGCTTGCCTGTGGTCCATAGGAAGACACTAAAGCCACTTGGTCGAGTCCTGCAATATTGCTGAGGTAACCTTCGGGGCTGATCATGTAGATCAAGTTCCCTTCAGTCCCGCCGATTCCACGAGGCGTGGCAAGGTCTGCCATGTCTGCGAGGAAGTTAGCGAAGCTGTAGGTCGAACGGTCGACGGTAGCGCTCTGGTCATAGGCACGAGCACGAAGACCCAGCCAGCCGCGACGGTGATCGATCGAGGTACCGAGACCGGTTGCCCCCCAGAGACCGCGAGTATTCCAAGATGCGATCGCATCCTGATGGGTCGCAGCGCTGTCGCCGTTCACGATGCAATCGTCCACGCCAAACACGAGGGCCTCAATCGCTTGGGACCTCAGCAGAGGCACCATATCGAAAATTGCGTCCTCCTCGGCATCGTCGGAAAGCACGGTTCTAACTGCCATACCCTTCGGTGCGATGGTGCGCTCTGCGGTGCTAAGGCTGGAGGCCTCGAACTGTGCAGGGTTGTCGCTGGTGACGCTTCCCTTGAGGTATGGGCGCAGACCATTGCTGATCACAGGCATCGTCTGAGAGTTCGACGAAACGGCGATCTCATCGAAGAGGCTCATCACCTGTCCGCGAATGATGACGTCCTTCTCCAGAAGGGGCAGCACTGGGGCGGGGATGAACTCGCCACCGCTACCGGCCTGAGAATCGAAGGCACGACGGACAGCGCTGGGCGCCTGAGCCATGATGTGGTGCACGTGAGAAAGAGCCTTCTTGTGAGGGCGACCCAGTGCAGCGGATGCGAAGGTGTATGTCTCGCAGCTCTTCTGAAACTCCTTCTGCCAGTCATTCCGCGCAGTGTCATCGAGGAGGCCCGGCAGGTAGACGCCGTGCTCATTCTCTTTACCGACTGTGCGGATGCCCTTGGAGGTGATGTAGCGGCCAAGCTCGCTGTCACCCTTGGCAGGTGCGGCGAGGGATGCGCGAGTCTCTTGGAGGCTCTTCTGTGCGGCCTTGAGGTCGGTAGTCATCGCGCCGATATTGGCTCGAAGCTTGCCGTTCTCGTCGCGAAGTTCCTTCGCGGCCTTGTGTACGTCGTGGATCGCTTTCCGTGCCCCTTCGGGGGTGGACAGATCCGGTGTATTGTCTAGAAAGTCCATAGCTAAGTGTCCTTGTGGGCTACGGTTGCGGGTCGTCTCAGTCACTATGACCGAAGACGGAAGAAATCGGGTCAGGCCCGAAGAGGTTGCAGAGCGCGTCTGCGGCGTCCTTGATGACGGGCGCGCCGGGCTCGGACAAGATCCAAGCCTCAATGCAGGCCTTGACCTCTGGGTCGGCCATCGCCTCAGCTGCCCGCTCTTCTACAGTCCGCTTGATCGGCTCCATCTCTTCGAGGGCGCGACGAATGGCGAGCGCTTGGGGGTTAGCTGGTATAGGCACAACGCTGGTCTCTAGGAGCTCAGAGTTCCGATAGAGGTATCCCTCCTCGCCATAGCGGGGATCATCCTTCGGGAGCGACGAGCGGCGCACAGACTCACCAGGGGCGAAACCTACCGACACGGCATTCAAGAAGCCTCGACGCATCTGGCTGGCTACAGTGCGCCCGAGCGGGTTCTCTGGGCTCTCGTCGAATTCAATATCCATCATCAGGACACCGTCAGCGTCTACCGTTACAGATGTGGCGCGGCCCACGGGCGGGATGTCGTACCTGTGAGCCCACTGGATGACAGGGTTTGACGCGAAGCGCTGGAGGTTCCATGGGGCTTCGACGATGTCGCCCATGCGATCCACTGTGGGAGCGCTGGCGATGACTGTGATCTGTCCGTTCTCGGCTTCTCTGGCTTCGATGCGGTACTCTCTTACGATAGGATCAGCCATCTGCGTCCTCTGGGTAGAATGTGTCTATGCGGCCCGGGTCGCCCTCTGGAAGCCTGAAGGGCTCGCGCTCGCTGCTGAAGTCCTCCGCGTCCTCTTTGTCGATAAACGGGATCAAATTGCAGCGACAGTTAATGTCCTCGCCTGCGCTTCCGAACTGGCCCGGGCCGACAGGGCTGCCACCGCTTGAGCTGAAGGCCTCGCCCTCTGGGACGTGTATACCGTCCAGCTCTCTGTGGGCGTCTCTGACTTCGCTGTCGCCAGCTGTGATCCACATCACTTGAACGGGCACGCCTTCATTGGCTGCGCTCGCGAACGCTGCGAGGGCGCCCGCGTTGGTGTTCCTTGTCGCCTCAGTTCGTGCGATCATGAGAGCCCGCGAGGCGTTGAATGCCTTAGAGTCCATCAGCCTGCGCTGGACCTGTGCTGTCGTCTGACCCTCGGCGAGTCCTTCGATTATGATCTTGCGGATGGCTCGCTCTGTCGTCTCGCTCACGTCTGTAACCATCTGGCCTGTCGCGGCTGCGATGGCGCCGTCGAGGCGGAGAGGGTCGAAGACTCGATCGCCTGCGTCCATCTGACGGATCGCAAGCTTGTAGGACTGCTCCAGCAGCGACGAGAAGATCGGGAGCACCAGCTGTCTGAGCGCTGCCTTCTCCTTCTCAGATGCGATAATCTGCGTCAGCTCTTGCTCTGTGGGGGGCGCCTTCGTGATGCCCTTCTGATTGTAGAATCGGCGCAGCCTTGACGCGTAGCGCTTGCTCTGCTTCGCAAAGAAGCCCCGCATGAGGATCTTGATCTTGCGCTCTGCCGGGTCGTGGAGCCGCTCGATGTAGCCCTTCCAGACCTCGACGCGCTCCTCTCTCGTCTGCGGGATGATGTACTCTCTCCGCTTCTCGTCGTCCTCGTCGTCGTCGTACCATAACGCAAAGACAGAGCGAGCCTCTTCAGGCTGTAGCGCTGGCTCTGGGGCTTGCTTCTTAACGGCTCCGAATAGCCCTCTCAGGTTCTCGGCCTCTGCCTCGTCCGCCTCTGGTACTTCTGAGGCTGCGTCAAGCTCCTCGGCGAACTCTTGATCAGGTAGCTCCTCGAAGCCCTCGAAGGCCGCAGCGTCTGCGAGCGATAGCCCCATGTCGTACCACTGACGCACGCGGGTCACTCGGTCTGAGCGGCTCTCCTGCAGTGCCTCGACGGCTGAGAAGTCATGAACGACCCTCACCGACTCGGAACCCGGGAACATACGAGCCAACCTCGTATACTCCACATCGATGAAGGCCGCCCGAGACTGTAGCGTCTGCCAATACACCTTGGCCTGCTCGCGTGCTGTGGCATAGTTTGCAGTTGGGAGCCCGACCCGTGTGGGTGGCACGCTAAAGACTGCAAGAGTAGCAGAGCGAGTCATCTCGCGCTGCTGGCTGAATTCAAGGTCTCGCGGAGTCATCTGGAGCGAGTCGAACTTGGCAGGACCTCCGAGGATGAGGAGCCCGCTCTGCCCGTTCATCTGGCGCTCGTAGCCTTTGCGGATGCGTGAGATCTGCTCCTTGCCCCAGACAGCGTCCGGCTCGCTCGGGCTAATGATGCCCGATGGGCGGCCAGTCTTGGCTGTCTGCTCTGCGCTCTTGATGCTCGCCAGCTCTGTGCGAAGGTCGTGGTCCAGAGGCCGCACAGCCCCCGTCCCGTAGAGGTTGCTGGGGTCATCCTCCCACGATGGCGATCGCAGGTGCAGCACTTCCTCGAAGGTGTAGTCTCTGGTCTTGCCGCTGCTGTCGTAGAGGTACTGCCCCGGCTGACCATCTGCCCACGGCTTTACGGTGACGCGCTGCGGGATCATTCGAAGCAGTGCGACGGGCTCGCGCTCTCCCGCGATCAAGGCATAGGCGTCACCGGTCAGGATGTAGTCCGTTACCAGCTGCTTCCGGAAGAGCTGAGCAGACACACGTGTCGAGGGTTGAGCGAGGAGATCCAGCACTGGGTGACTATCGAGCTTCTCCGCATCGGCCCCCGTCCCACGGACAGCCATCAAAGGGAGCCCAGCCAAGTCTGAGCTGATGGCGTCGACGCAGGAATATACCCAAGGGAAAGCCGCGTAAGCAGAAAGCGCGTCCCCCTTCGGATAGCCGGGGTGCGCGGGCTGGCTCGCTGCGAAGTCAGCTCCAGCCTCGAAGGCCACCTCACCAGACGGCAGAAGGCCCACCCCACGGAGTAACCGGGTGAACCACGACGGCCTGACTGTGAGGTACTCCTCGCCCATGCCGGGACCGTATCAGAATCGGCACGATCTGTCCCGTATATTTATCGACACGGACGAGGGGCGCCCCCTTGCGGGGGCTGGTGGTCGCTAGTTGTTATGCTGGCTCATGCCATGACCTGACGAACACCTCTGAGCGCAGCGGGTGACCTGTCTTCATGCTCGGCTCTTCGCAGTATGGTATCACCATCTCTGAGAGCACCCGCTCAAGCTCGGAGAGCGACCGAAGTACCGAGGCGTCCTCTTGCCCGGATAGCATCAGCTCGCCGTCCCAGATCTCGACGCCGATGACCATCGCATTGCGGCTGCCAGGGATCCTCTGCCTGATCGTCACACTCCAGCGGTTAGGCTCAATGTCTTCCCCATCGCTGAAGATGCGAATTCCCACGGCTCCGCAGATTAGGGTCTGTGTCCATCGATTTATATTTAGCGCATTCATGGTGTCGCTCCTTGCCCTCGTAGGGGGCTGGTGGTGGTTAGGCGGACTCTACAGAAACAAGGCTAAAGTGCGTCTGCGGGTAGAGCTTGCTGCAATAGTCTCTCGCCTTGTTTGCGGCGTCGATCTCGTTAGCTGCGATCACCGTCTTAGAGGCTCTGCGCCGCTTGGCGACCTTCTCGCCTTTCGCGTTCCACTCTCGGTAGCAGTTCTCTCGGATGTAGTTCACCCGGTACTTGATGGGCTCGTTGACGGCGAGGTAGCCCTCCCAGTGAGCATTCAGCCGCGCCTCATCGGTGTGCTCTACGCTGAGGCTATACTGCCCGGTCCGCCCACCGGAGAAGATGTAGCTCTCGCCATCTGCGCTCACTCGAAGAATGCAGCCGTTCTGTGCTCTGTAGACCTTGCTCATGGTGTCGCTCCTTGGAGGGGGCTGGTTTGTGTCCCGCCTCATGGATACACTGTAACCTGTGCACAAGTTATAGCTCAGAAATATATAGGGCAGAGAGGGTTGATCGCACCACTGCGCTCTAATATTATTTTGATCGTGTCTGATCGATCGGCATTTATTCGCGGCGCGCGCGTCTATCCGGCCTCAAACGTGGCGCGGTTGAGATGGTGCAGCGAATAGCGAAGCGCGTCCATGCAATGATCATCTCGTTTGAGGGGCCGCTCCTTCTGGTCTGCCTTGCTGCGGCGCGTGTCCCAGACATAGCCCTCGATCTCTCTGATGACGTTGACGCAGTTGGAGTGCACGACGAGGTGAGGCCTACCCTCCGCGTCCGGTGCCAGCCTCTCAGCGACTGAGCTGATGCCGGCTCGGATCTCTTTCTTAGCCTTGACTGTCGGCATGTCGTGGTCTCTCGCCATCGAGATACGCGACCCCCTGTCCTCTGGGTCTGCCACGATTACAGCCGGCTCCCCGTACTCGGAGAACATCTCGCGCAGCGCTGTGACGTGGCGTGATAGCGTCCACTCAGATTGTAAATGCTCGGCGATAATGTGCACCACGTCATCGGCAGGATCGACCGCTGCGAGCAGAGCCGCAAAAGGGTTGCGTACGCCGAAATCAATTCCACATAGTCGATTCCAGTGCTCTGGTACTTCGAAGGGCTCGACGACGTGCAGCTCTCTGCTCCAGTCCTGATAGACGCGGCCTTCCAGCTGAGTGAACTCACCACGGGCGCGGGCTGCCTTCTCGTGGCTGCCATAGCTCGCCAGGATGGTCTCAAGCTCATCGCGTGGGATGTGGGGATTATCGGCACCGTGGATCCACTTGCACAGGCTCCCGGGCTCTGGATCCTTGACGAAGCGATCCCAGATCCACGTCAGCCCTCGAAGAGGTGTCATCGTAATCAGGCACCGCCCCCGCTTATCCACGAGCCTCATCCGGGCCTCATTGAAGACGGCCTCATCTTCTGGGTCTTCATCGAAGAGAGCCGCGTCCCAGGCGTCTGCCTGAAAGCTTCGAGCCCCCTGGTCTACCGTCTTGAAGAGGACGACGCCCCCGTTCGGCAGCTGTGCGACTGCCTCGCCTGCTCCGTGCCTGTTCTTCCAGTATGTGCCGACCGGCAAGAACTGTTCGACCTTGGGACGCTGGACCCTGATCGATTCGTTCGACGTCAGCGAGATGCAGCACACCCGGCCCGGCCTCTTGTAGATCGCATCCTCTGGGATGCCGTTGTCCCTCATCCACTTCGCGACGCCAGCGTTCCCACGCCCGAGAGCTATCGCCGCCGCTATCATGGCTCCTGCT